TCAATTAAAGAACGCTTTCATACGATCTATATCACGCTTTTCGTCGGCCGCGGCAAGCTTAACATAGATATCGTGCACAGTCTTATAGTCCGCCCAACCACCGACTTTCATTGTCTGCTGCTCCGCCCAGCCGAGATGATACGCCAGCGATGCAAAGCTGCGCCGCAGACCGTGAACGCCAACCAGCGGCAACTCGCTTTGTTCGCAGATCCGATTTATCTGAGCGCGTAGAGTATTAGGATTGAAACGAATATACGGCGTACCAACTGGCGTAGTGTTTTCTGCAAGAAGTTCCTCAAGGCGCGGTATCATAATTTCAATTTCTCGGCGAGATGGAGTATTTTTATTTTCCCGCTTCTGAATAAGCTTATTATCCTTATTCAATACTGCGCTTCCGTGAACTAATATTTTCCCATCTTTTATTTTATCAGGCGTCAACGCCAACAACTCGGAACGGCGCAAGCTATGAAGCGCGAACAGCGCCCCCAGCTCGCATGGTGCACCGCGCACAGCGGCAAGGAATATTTTTATCTGATCGTAGTTCAGCCACGGAAGCTCGTCGTGTACTACTTGCGGCAGCGATGTAACATCAAAAGCAACACCGTTTTGCTTTAGCACCGATTTAGTCAGCCGCCATTCATTTTTTACTGTTTTCGCTGCGACGCGCCCAGCTTCTTCGTTAACAACGGCTTGCCAGTTGCGCACAGCGTGGATATCTTCATCCATTACATCAGCAAACGCATTGCGCTGGATCGTGTAGTAGCCGCGAATGGTGGAAGGCGAAAGGGCGTTATCTCGATCGTTGATATAATTATCTATTGCCTGCCGCAGCGTGAGTGGGGGGCGCTTTTTCTCGGCGGCGACAACTCCCGTGCGAATTGCCAGCGCCTTTGCTCTCGCCTCGGCCTCGGTGGCCTCGATCACCATCACGCCCTCACGGCGAAGATCAACATACCACTTCTGCCCACGCTTACGCGGCGTGGGTATTCTTATTTCGTCCTTCTTCTTGCGCTCGCGCTGAAGCTTCTCGCTGCAGTAGCAGCAGTATACGGGATGAAGTTCATCCGGTATATCGGCTTTGCATTTTTTGCACTTCATTATTCTCCTTAACCCCCTTAGATATTCGCCGAAAATAATTTTATAGCGAATAATGCTCACAAAATTAATCCTGTGGGCTTTTTGCTGTTTTGGCATCGTGGATTACGGTTTTCACCGCAAAGGCGATCAGGGCGACGGCAGCAAGCACCACGATAGCCAGGAACACGGCCAGCACCGTTAAGCCGCCGGATTTGAACAAGCCGATATTCTTTAGCTGTACATCAAATATTACATATCCGATGGTTGCGCACAGCAGAATTGCGCATACACCGACAAGGCAGAAGATCAGCGGCCTGTAAACGGCGTTCATGCGCTTGTGGTGCTCAACGTCATTTTTCGCGCAGGCGTTTTCAATCTCAAGCTCACGGATATAGTCGTTAGTATCGGTGTCGCGCAAACCCAACGTTTCATCGAGCGACAGGCCGAGAACAACGCATATGGCGGCGACGCTGTGGAACGAAACCTGCTTTGCAGTGCCGGCGGTTATATTGCACACGGTGTTGTACGTGATGCCGGACTTGTCGGCGATTTCCTGATTAGTTAGCCCCGATGCGTCCTTACCTTTGCGGATTTTGGCGAAAACCACAGTCAAATCGGGAATTTCATAAGTCGATTGCACGGTCAATTATCATCTCCAAAGCATTCTTGTTTTCGCCGAAATGTTCTTGTTTTTGGCGAAACTATTGAAAAAGCGTCATTTCGGCGATTTCGTTATAGATTTCGGAGGTACATTTTGTTACGCTATAACCGTAGCAGATAAAAGATTTACAAGGGATATCTGTTACAAGCCCTGCCTACCGGGTTGCAGCGGTGGGCAGGGCGATCTGAAAATCAATTCTCAAAGTCAATGACTATTTGCTCGGAAGTGAACAGATTGCTCATAGTCTCGGAGTCATAGATAGAAATATTAAATTTAATGTTTTTGAGATCGTCCAGCTTATCAATGCTGACGTTTTCCTCATTATAGATAAACGGCGTTTTGTTCTGAGCCCCCGAGTCAATTTCCATAGGCATTGCACCGAGAGTGGTTGTGTTATAACCGTTTACGACAGGGTTTTCAAGCATAACAGTGATCCGCTGCTCATAATTGTTCTCTACGTTCAATTGCAAATAAAGCATACCCTCTGCATTATCATCTTCGTATACTTTTAAAAATGTAACTTTAAGATTTTCATCTTCAAAAAGGTCACGCTTAGTTTCATAGGTGCTCTCTTTGTTGCTGGCTGACGCTTCTAATCCCAGCTGAGCCTTGCCGGAGACTTTACCGTTTGTGAAGGTAACATTAGCGTTTGAGCCAACGCTGCCGTTACCATCCCAAGAATAGAGCTCAATTTTATACTCGCCGTCACCGGCAGTGTTTGAAAGCTCACCCTCGCCACCGACGATCTCAACGACTTCCTCATAGGTCATACCGTTCTGAATGGCATTAAACTTATCCATAGTCATGATACCGGCCTCGTCTTTATCACCGCCGCCGGTAGCTATTGCGATTATCACCAGTACTACGAAAAGCAGAAAGATGCAGCTGAGAACAGTCTTTATAACGCTTCTCTTTTGGCGCTTACCGCAGTGTGGGCAAATTTTCGCCTTATCGTCAATTTCCGACATACAATACTTACATTTCTTCATGTTTTCCTCCCTTTAATGATTGATCTGTGTGTTTTGTGGATATTTACAATGATACCACTTACACACCAACAATTCCACATTTTTCAACAATTTCGGCTGATTGCTTAATAACAGCAATTTCGGCTTGCGTACATTGCCCATATAATCCATCGCGCAAATTGCACAAAAAGGATATTTTATGTTTGTGCATAACAAGAATAGACGAATATACGCAATTGTGCTAATATCTTTACAAGATAATAAACGACAAATAATATCAAAATAAGAGAATGAGCAAAAATGGAAGGGAGAACAAAGATGACGGCAAAAGAAGAACGGGAAATACTGATTAAAGAAATTAAACGACTGCTGAAAGATGCGAACAACCGCGAATTAAATTTTGTATACACTATGCTGCTTAACATGAAGTAAACACAGCAACAAAAAAACCGGCCTTTATTGGTCGGTTTCTTTTTTTATATTTTTGACTTCGGCTGCGAGTTCAAGCAGCTTGCTTTCAAACAGTGCCCATTCATCCGGCGTAGTCCGTGCAAGCACCGTTATGAACGCCTGTTGTATCGGAGAACCGTCATTAACCAGTTTACCTACAAAGGCTGCGATTTCATCCGATCTGCTTACAGGTTCGAAAGGTTCTCCAATGCCAGTACGCAACCATTTTTCGTTTACCCCGAATTTTTCACATATATCTGATATGGTACGATCGCTGGGCGTGCGTTCCCCTATTTCAATCCTTGCAACATAATTTCGCGTTAATCCGATCTTGTTGGCGAATTGTTCTTGTGTTAATGGTGGATTATAATCCTGTTCCTCTTTGTGTTCATGGGCGGTGGCTTCTGGGGCAACCGCAACGGTGATTATGGCCAGTATGCAACCGCTGCATCACAGCAGGAGATCCTTTTCGGCCAGCAGTTCGGCCAGATTAATGATCGCCTTACCAATATCGGCAACGGCATTTGCAATCTTGGCTACGATGTGCAGGGCAACATCGGCCAGCTCGGTAAAGAGATGGCGCTTGCTCAGAATGGCACGAACATGACCATTATGCAGACCGGCAACAGCATCCAGGCACAGCTTGCCGATTGCTGCTGCAAGACACAGCGCGCCATCGACGGCGTTAACGCAAATCTTGAAGCGAAGTTCGCAGCGCTTGAAAAATCGCAGCTTGAACAGCGTATTGCCGAACAGTCGGCGCGTATTGCCAGCCTTGAAATGGATAACCGTATGTATGGCGTAGTTCGCTATCCCAACGGCTATACCTACAATGCCGGTATGTCCCCGTTTTGCGGCGGCGGTTGCTGCGCATAACCCTAAATGATTATCCGCTTTAACAGCGTTAGCCCGGATAGTAAACGCTGTCCGGGCTTTAATATTAAATCAAACTATGAAAGGAATTATAATTATGGCTTGCAATTCTAAACTGAAAAACGCGCATTACAAAAGCGCACAGAACGCATACAACAATACCGCGCAGACCTTCGTTGCTGCTGGTACGCCCGTTAACGTGCTGGGCATCCTGAACACCGATACCGGCTGTTCGATAGATACCGTCGCAGGCGGCTTTGTAGTCGCGTCCAGCGGCCTTTATCGCATCAGCTATGATGTTGTATTCACGGCTGACGCAGCCGGTACGGCCGAGCTTAAAGCCTTTAAAGATACCGTCGCGCTGCCTTGCGCTGATGCACAGGTAACGACCGCAGCAAACAACATTTACACACTGCACGTTGAAACCACAATTTATATCCCCGTATGCTGCAATAGCGCTCCCACTATCAGCGCGGCCATAAGCGGCGTAGCAGGTACGATCAACCACGTTTGCGCAAGCATGGTGAAACTGGCATGAATGAAGGCAGCTTAGGGGTGGACTTCATTTTGTTCTTGTTCAAACTTCACTACTGCTGTAGTTGTTCTACAGTAGAAAGCGCAAACGAATTTTTAGAAACCTTCAAAAAATATAAAGAATCGGGAGTATTTGATTATGAAGGATAAAATCAAAGCCTATAAAGAAAAGCTTGAAAAATCCATAGCCGAATACATGGCGCTGCCATCGACTGAACGGACGTATCAGGCAGTGCACGGCATGGTAGATTGCTGGGAAGCGATAGACAGCATGGAACAGTGTCTATGCCGCACAGGTAAATTTACTCGTGACGACGCGGAGGCATGGAATTCTAAAATGCTGAACGACGACGGCACGACCGGCGGGCACTGGACGATCGCGCAGACAACAGCAGTTGCACAGTCCATCGGCGTAAAATTCGATCATATATCCGATTATTGCTGGAACGTAGCAATGAACATGATGTATTCGGATTACTGCACCGTCGCCAACAAATACAACGTAGGCACACCCGAATTTTACGCTTGCATGGCAAAGGCGTTTTTGTTCGATAAGGACGCGAAAAGCCCCAATGCAAAGATGGCAGCGTATTATTTCGGGATTGTGGACGTGGAATAACACCGTCCATTTTTTAGGTGGTGTAAAAAGTGGTGTAAAATGGCCACTTAAAAGTCCTACAAACGGCAGATGCTGTCTGAAATTTGTGGAAAATATCTGTACAGTGCAAAACCCGCAAAGCATTGATAAACAAAGAAAATCCCGCAGTTTCAATAACTACGGGATTTCTCTTTTTATGGTGCGCGAGGCGGGACTTGAACCCGCACGCCCGGAGTGAGCACTAGAACCTGAATCTAGCGAGTCTGCCAATTCCACCACTCGCGCATTTAAGTGCCTGATAATAATAGCATTACCGACCCTCATTGTCAAGAAAATTCTTTCGCCGGGCGTTTAATATTTTGTGAAGGGCCGCTCTAAGCGGCCTGGCGGCGGCAGAACACGTTTGCGGCGGCTGTGCAGCATGCGATGCTTAGAACCGCTGCGGCAGCGACTGCGAGGTACTGCGCCGGCATTACCGAGCCGAAGAGCTTTGCCGGAATATAGACGCTCCAGATCATCACGCCGCGGATGAGGCAGGTCGGCAGAAGTATTGCGGCTCCGGCGCCGATGGATACCAACATAGGCGTAAGCAGCAGCGCAGCGCCCAAAATGACCGATACGAACATGCTTTCGGTAAGCTCGGAGAGCAGCATCACGATACAGGCAAAAAACAGCGTGCCGATAAGGCTTGTTGCAAGTTCCACTATGATCGCCTGCCCGATCGTCCACCGAAACGGAGAGGAGATGCCGGTAAACGACTGCCAGAATGCGCCGAAGCCCTCCGCGCCGTAGAGGATGAAGCAATATGCCGCCGCGCTTATCGCCATGACGCTCCAAACAAGCAGAGTGTAGAGCGTTCCGGCACATATTTTTGCCCGAGCCGTATCGCGCCGGCCGAGCTTTGACGATAGGATAAGCGCGTCGGTTTTGCGCGCGCGTTCGCGAGCGAACAGCGGAGCAAGGCCGATGAGCACGGGAACGCCGACCGTGAACGGAAACGCATTGGCTATGACATATTGTATCGACGTGTAGGCAAGGTCATAGTCGCAGAACGCGCGATAGTCGTTTATAAGCGCGTCATAGCGCGCGCTTATATCCGCGCAGATGTCGGCATCGGATGAGTATTCGTCGAGAAGATACTGCTTTTCCTCCTCGGCGTTATCGTAAAAGCTCGCTGCATGTGTGAACTTTTCGGTGTGTTCATAGGCCGTTATGCCGTTGTTGTTCAGTATCGTGTATGGTTGACTTTTTAGCCGCTCGATCTCCTCGGCAGGATATCCCTGCGCGGCAAGATCGCTCAGATATTGCTTTAGCTCGTCCTCGGTTTTGAGATATTTCGGGTCGTTTAATATGTTTTCAACGTCGCTCCTGCGCGCGGCTATCCATTCGTCGGTTATCTCGCCGCGCTTTTCGGCGTATTCGCTCTTGAGCGTTTCTATCGGCTTAGATTTGCTGTCCGGATCAAGCGCTGTGAGCAAATAAGCGGCGCGATAATCAAACGTCATGTACAGATTCAAAAGCAGCATGACAACGACGGCGATCACCGTCAGCGGCGTGAATATCTTTTTAAATTCAAGCTTTGTAAGGTTCATTTCCAAGCTCCCGTCTGAAATGATAGAGGTACAGATCCTCAAGCTTCGGCTCGGCGCAGACGGCGTCGGCCGTCGGGCGAGCCTCGGATACGATACGCAGCGCAACGCCTCCGTGCGTGTTATGCAGATTCGTTACGACGTGCTCTGCGATAAGCTCGTCTGCCTCGGCCTGCGCGACCGCGCACTCCCACACCATGCCGGATATGCTGCCGCATATGCTCTCGGCCGCGCCCTCAAGCGACACCTCGCCGTTTTTCATAAGAACGATGCGGTCGGCGATGTACTCAATATCGGACACTATATGGGTGGACAGCAGAATGATTCGGTTTTTCGACAGGCCGCCGATTATATTGCGGAATTTTGCGCGCTCTGCCGGGTCAAGTCCGCTTGTCGGCTCGTCAAGAACGAGGATTTTCGGGTCGTTTATGAGTGCCTGCGCAATGCCGATGCGCTGACGCATGCCGCCGGAATAGGTCTTGAGCTTTTTGCCGGCGACCTCGGAAAGGCCGGTCAGCTCAAGAAGCTCGCCGCACTTTTCCTCCGCCTGATATTTGGTAAGTCCCTTGAGCGCGGCGAAATACATCAGAAAATCCCGGCCGGTGAAGTTCGGATAATAGCCGAATTCCTGCGGCAGATAGCCGAGCACATCGCGGTAGCTCTCGCCGAGGCCGATGATATCTTCGCCGTCGAGGCTTATGCTGCCGCCGCTCGGTCGGAGCACCGTGCATATCATGCGCATAAGCGTTGTTTTGCCCGAGCCGTTCGGGCCGAGCAGACCGTAGATGCCGTTGTGCATAGTCAGCGACAGCGCGTTCACGGCGAGCTTATCCTTATACTGTTTGGAAACGGAATTTAAAGATAGTTCCAT